CAAACTTATTCTCATTAATAAATTCTACTAATCTATTTATTTCAGGGTCATCTGAACTAGCATAGATACCATTGATTGTTTGTCTAAGTTCTTTTTCTAATACTGCAAACTCGCTACCAACTAATGTGTTTTGATAAACCTTTTCTGATAGTCGTCTTGTAAATGTATTAGATACATCTTTAAACTGAGTAAAATATTGTTGCTTTAGATTTTGTACTAATGCTAGATCGCCTTTAGTTAGTTCCTGAAACTCTATAGGAATATTACCAATTCTTTTAAATGCTTTTTCTATTCGTTTAGCTTGTTTATTAAAACCCTCTCTAACAACTGTATCTGACCATTTAAGATATTCTCTTTCTAAGATAGCTTTTATCTGTGGCCTAATTGCTATAGCTGATTGTAGTTCAATTAACTTACCATCTGTTAAAGGTAATCGACTTGCAAGAGATACTACTTCTCGTTCTATTCTATCTAATGTTGTGATTAATGATTTATAATATTCGGCTTCTGCAAGTTCTATTTGCTTGATTCTATAAAGTGTTGCATCTTTTACTATATCCGACATTCATCTATATCTGCTCTTGCTCTACTTCTTGATCTTCTTGTGCTGGTTCGTCTTGTGTGAATTGACCTACTTCTGCTTGTTGGTCTATCTCATCAAATATTTCATTTAGTTTATTATCATCATCAACAACTGCTCTAGCTATTTCTTTATCAACTTCTTTAGCAAAAGTTGGAGAGCCAATGTTTAATGCTTTAGCTTGTTGGAAGTACATAAGATCACTTGCGTAATCTCTAATGTTAAATGAATCTGGATAATTAATTTCTCCATCAAATGTAGCATCTTGGAATAAAGCATATAATCTAAATAGTTGTTCTTCTGCTATTTGTAAGTTGTCAGCTTTCTCAGATAGTCTAGCATTTAATAATTCAAATTCTGTTTGTAGTGCAACACCAGATGTTATTCCTGTCTTTTGAGTTCTAACAGCACCTGTATGTGCAATTCTGTTTATTGAATTTACTTTGCTGTTTATAGACTCCATAATAGCTTGTAAGTTTTGGCCAGATGGTTGAAGTAAATATGGTTTTAAGTTTGGCTCAAGTTCATCAGGCATTTCTATAACTGCACCAGCACCAGCACTAGCATTTACACTTGGAGTTTTAACTAATGATGGGTGGTTAGTTAATCTAATTAATTGTTCCATTTCAGAGTATTCGTTGTAAATAGATTTTTGTAGATCAGCAATATCAGTTAAATCTGATTGACCTATTCCTCTTTTGTGTGATTTAGCATTGTATAAAATAACTGCTGGTATTTTACCAATCATATTTGGAACAGCTATCTATCAATCTAGGCTCTGATCTTTCTTCCATGTAGATAGTATCTATTCGATCTGGATACCAAATTCTCATGTATGTTCCACCATTTCTATCTACTTCTTCTCTAACTTTTAAATAGTTTAATTCATACTTACCATTAACTTGTCTTTCAAAGTTCCAATCTAAAACATTCTCAGGAGTAACGATTGATAAGTATGGTCTAATATCTTGATCTAATTCTTCGGCTCTAGTGTTTGTAGTTACATTAGGTTTATCTAACATTAAAAAACAATGACCATAAATAGACGCATAGTTTTGTGCCTGTTTAATTACAGAGTTTAAATTGTTACCCTCAAGGTCAGCATCTTTTAAGAATGATTCTAAACTAGGTTCATCTTGCATAGAACCAAAATCTCTACTTGGTCTAACTCTAAAAAGGAATGATGAATAAATTTGAATAATATTTTTACAATGATTATCGCATGGAGTGTTAGCTAGTCTTTGATTGAACTCGTTATCTAATTCTAAATTATATCTGTTTAGGTATTGGCCTATCATGTAATCATAGCCACCATTGTATGATCTAATATAATACTCCCAATTATTAATTGTTTCGGAGTAGTCTTTGTGGGTGTCTAATGCTTGATCTCTAGTGTATGCCATAAATTACTTCATTGTCCATCTTGTAGGAGAATTAAATCTTGCCTGAGTAGTTAATGGTTTTAAATAATCAATCATATAGCCCAAAGCATCATTCATATGATCGAATCCATCTTCCTTATCAGGAATATTTGTATTCTCTTTGTATATTTGCCTTTGTAACCCTTTTATCAGCGTTTTGCAAGAATGTGAAACAAAAATGTGTCTTTCGCCATTAGAATCTTTGAGCCTACTATTCACAGCATTGACTCTATCTCGTATAGCTGGGTGTTTATGTTTGACCTTAACTTTAAATCCAGCGTTTTGTAAAATAGATAAATCAGTTCTCCCACCAGCAGATGTTTTTCTTTGTTTAGATGCTGGGTCAGGATAGATAAATATTTGCATTTTAGTTCCGTAACGATCTCTTAACTCTTGCACCATTTCATCAGTATTACTTCCATAAATGATTACCTCATCTACAAAATAAACTTTATCTTTTTCTATTTGCCCAACACAAGGCTGACATAGGGTCAACATTAAAGTCCATTCCAATATGTAAAGGTTTATCCCAATCTATCTGTCGTTTAACAACATTATCTACAGGGTGGAAGTTATAATAAACACTACCAGCATAGTTCTCAAATGTACCCTCAAACTCTTGTCTAAAAGTTCTAATATCAATATCTTGTTTAGCTTGTTCTATTTCCTCTGGAGTAACCATACCACCTTGAATAGTTGTGTATTGAAAAGACTCCCAATCGTTATCTTGCTTACCTTTTAAATATAATTCATAAGACCAATTACCATAACCTTTTGGAGTACCACAAAACAATACATGACCTAATCTATCTGAAATAGATGCTCTCAATACCTCGTACCAAGTTCGCTTATCTATATCTGCAAACTCATCTAAGATTAAAAAGTCTAATCCTGTACCTCTAAGACTATCATAATTATCAGCACCCTTTAGTGAGATTGTACTATTCGATTGTCTTATCGTAATAGTCATTGTTGTTTCGTTTATATCCTCAATCCAATTAAACTGATTAAGCATTTCTTTAAGAGTTCCCCAGACGATCTCTTTAGCCATTTTAAATGTAGGTGCTACATACCAAATTCTTCTATTTGGCTGACACGCATATTTCATCATCTCAGTTACAGCTAAATAAGTTTTACCAAATCTACGACCTGATATTAAAACTCTAAACCTTGATTTACTTGTTGAAACTTTAAGTTGGGGTTTTGTCAGAGTGATTTTCATTACAAAAGTAAGATATGTATAATTTGTCCTCGTTAAATTTTTGTTCAAATTCGTTAGTTACATTTATAGTAACTGATGCACCAGCTTTAGTGCAATCTGTCCAAGTGTCAAACTTTACAGGGTGTATTGCTGTTGTATTACAGAATCCTGTTATGGCAGAGCAGATAGTATAAGCTAAAACAAATTTCATTCTTTGGATACTATCTTTTTAATTGACTTACTTCCATCTATATTTTCTTCTAATTCAGCTTTTACTTTGCCACACTTATACTCAATGTTATCTCCTGTAGCTTGTTCTTTCAGCAAGTCTTTTACCCTTTTAAACAATCTGACATTTTATCTTGGATTCTATGTTCTTGTAACTCTCCAGCTACAAACATACACAAAGCAACGACACTACTAATGATTGTTTCCATTTGCTCTTACCTTATCTTTTAGTTCTTCAATATCTTCTAATGCTTTTTCTAACTGTGCCTCTATGTGATCTAACATAACTTGAGTGTGAATATTTTTATCTAAAAGTTCTTGGTGCTTTTCTACTGTTTCGTATAAATCTTCCAATAAAAGATATTGCTCTTTATCAGTTGTAGTTTGTTCAGACTTTTTAAGTAGATCAGAGTTCATTAATTCTCTAGATGTTTCTAAACTTGTTAATCTTGCAGTAACTTCTGTATAGGCAAAGATACCCATAGCAACTCCTACAATTATTCCAACCATGTTTTTGATTGGCATAGCTACAGATGTATTCTCAGATATTTTCATAATGGTTTCATACAAAGTGCTAAAAATACAAATCCTAAAATCAATACTCCTGTAAAATAATAATTCATAATCCTACCCATATTATTTAGCAACCTTGCCTTTGTTAATACCTTTTTTAATTACATACTGTTGAGTGCCATTTGCACCATGATTTACTTCTTGTTTTAAATTCTTAAATATATTCATTTCCTTTAGCTTCTTTTCTGCGTGTTTCTTAAACGACTCTAAAACTTTAGTATCTCTCATTTCTTTTTCTTTTTCTTTTTAAGTCTAGGGTCATCAGATACAAACCTATCAAACAAATAACCCATAAAGTTATCTACCATTCCAAAGACTCTGTAAATTATATTATCAATCATACTTTGAATCCTTTTTGCCATGCTCTAATACTCCAATATGCTGGAGATAGAGTCTTTTGGCCTCTTACTCTTTTAAGAACTCCACCCATACGAGCCATGAATGATCTTTTTCTTGCTGGAATATGTTTCTTAATAGACATTTCTTTAGAGCCAAAATTAACCTTTTTAACTCTGCCAGAACTCTTGTCTTTTACAAATACTTTAAACTTCTTAACATCTCCACGCATGGGTTTGTTAAGTTTTACAGTTTTGTTTTTATATTTAGCCATGTGGCATAAATATCACAAAACTATCTCTTAAAATACCTTTTTCTCCATTCGTGGCAAACATAAGTATCTTTAACTCCCTTAGCACCCCACCTACCACAGAATGATCTTTTGTTAGAGTATAATCCACAATCTCCACAGCTACTGCCTTTAAGTGCTTTAGTAAATGATTGTGGTAGAGAATAATCTATGATCTCTCCATTAGGATAAAAGTTACTTCGTTTCTGTTCCATTCTCTACTAACTTTCTTAAATCTTTTGCTATTGCTAATGCTTTGTTTAATTTTCGTAAAGCAATATCTCTTTGTATTTTTACTTGCTCTAACTCAGATTTTAACTGTGATTTTTCTTCTCTTAATTTTAAAAATGTATTCTCTCCAATTAGTTCACTCATATTATCTTCCTTGTCCTTTATATCGTTTTTGTTTTTGTTGTCGTTTTTCTTGTTTGTTTTTGTTCTTCTTATGTTTTCCAGCACCTCGCTTTGGTGGTTTATCTCTTGGTATGAAGTGCGTGAATTTTTGTTTAGCCATTTACCTCGTCAGCTTTAGCATCAATAATTAATGGTAGAGGTTCAACAGCTTGTGTGGTGTGTATCTTATCAACCATGTTAAGTTCGTTCTTAGATAGCCATATAAGTAGCTTAGGGTCGCCTTTAAGGGCTTTCTCCCATAGTTTCTTCCTTAGACTAGCTTTACCAATGTTTTTGTTTTCTGCTACTAAATCAGCATATCTTCTTTGTAAAGTTCTAGCAGATATTCCTACAACAGAACCTATTTCTTCTTGTGTGCAACCTATCTGACTAAGTTTTGCAATAACATCTTCATCTAGTTCTTTCTTAGGTCTTCCCATAGATTGTGTCTTAATTGTGTCTTTTGCCTTAGTTTTGTCGTTTTTCATAATGTGTTTATTTTAGTAATTTTGTTAGCAAAGTCCATAGTTTAGGATTTTGTTTAAATATCTTAGTAAAGCCATTTCCTATCTCTATTGCCATTGGTTCTTCTCCCATAGTTCTAAATTTAATTTTAGATAGATGAGCAATTAAGTGAAATATCTCGTGAATTATTGTGTTAAAGAGTCTTTTGCCTTTTATTCTGCTATCCAACACGATTATTTTCTTCTCGGTTTCGTAATATCCATCAAGATTTTTAAGTGGTCTAAAATGCACCTTAATTTTCTTTCTCCCATACAAAATGTGTTCTAATTGTGGCATCAATGTTTTTTAGAATTATCACTTTCTACAATCGCTTTGTAAAATTCAAGTTGCATCTTTAACCTTTTATTTTCAATAGACAGATTAATCAATCTTTTTCTGACATATTTGAATATTCTTAATATCGCACTCATTGGTATTCTTTCAGAGGCTCATCTTTCCATTTATGTTTTAGATATTTTTTAGAGTCTTTCAGCAAGATAGTATATTCTCCCCATTCCCCAATTTTCTTATATTCTTCCTTGCTAGACTTCTTTTGTGATATATTAGATATTAGTGTATTAGTATTATTTATTAGATACGCGGAGTCGTTGGTGAGTCGTTGGTTATCCACAGGCTCAACATATTGGAACTTGTCGTAATTAACCACAGAAACTATAGTTATTTTGCTATACTTAAAATCATTCGTTGGTTTCAATGTGGTGAGTCGATGGTTTATCATTCCTCGTCTTTTCAACCTTAAAATGAAAGTTCGCATAGCGGTATAAGGTATATTCCAAATCTTAGCATTTTTTCTTAAAGGAAATATTAACTCGCCTCGTTTTATAAATATTTCGTTATCTAAATATCTAGCTGTCTTATCTTTGTGACTTGCTGAACTAATCATGTAAAGCCAAATAGCTGACTCCACTAAATTTTTAAATACAGGGTGTTTCCAAACATCTCTATAAACTAAAAAATATCCTGACTTTCTACTTTGCATTTTTACTCTCTTTCTCGATCATCTCGATTAATTGTTTTTTTGTATATCTATTTAACAGAGTCTTAATTATATTTGTGGTCTTTTTTTGTTTCTCATAAACTCTAGCACGATTGCTAGATATTACTTCAAAATGTTCATCTCTCATTTCAGCCATTGTTCTCTCCTTTTAGGTTAAAAAAATTATTTACTTGTTCTATGTTCTTAATTTCTTTTAAAGTTCTATGCAGTAGTTCTTCCTCAGTTCCATACATAGCTTCAAATTGTTCTTTGCAGTTGTGAATACTGAATTGTCCTTGATGGTGGTCGTGGCATAAAGGAATTGTTTGGTAGTGTCCTGATCTCATGCCTATTCCTAAGCCTACAGGCCTGATGTGATGCACATTAGCTGGTCTTTGGCACACCAGACACCCTAAACTAGCAACCTTGCTCATATGCTCTCTTTCGAGCTTTGTCGCTACTTTCTTCTTTGCCATACGATTGCTTGTTTCCCATATTTAGTTTTTCTTCTTGTACCAGAGTCCTCTACTAAATTCAAAACTTGTAACTCTCGGCATCTAGCAGTTACAGAACTTAAAGGCATATCTAACTCATCAGCTATTTCATAATTAGTTAGTGCGTTAAGTTTTATAAGATTATAAACTTGTTCTCTTTTAGTTTTAATCTTAGGCTTTATTGTGGCTAGTGCTTCTTGGCTAGTCTTGGTGTAATTACAAGACTCGTAATCAGTATCAAATATATCTAGTTGCTTCATCTCGTTTTCTCCCTATTAGGTGCTGGGCTGGAGAGAGAGGCCAACCCAACACAAATGAATTTAAAAAATTAAATTCAAGTTTAAGTATTAGATATGAAAATAATAAATACTTATCTCTTGCGAGATGTAATCTCTCTAACATTTTTTTAATTATAATCATATCTTTAATTGATTCGTTTTTTATATTTGATTTGTTTAAATTGCAAGAATTAAAACACAAGTTGTTAAAATAGTTAAAAAAGCTATATTTTATGCGATAAATTAGCTATTGCATAATGCAACCTATTTTTATAGATTATTCGTATGTTAAATAAATTAACTAACAACAAACAAGGAGAGAGTAAAATGGACGAACCAACATTAAAAGAAAAAATAAAATTGTTAGAGGAACTTAAAGACCTTATGGAACAATTAGAAAAAGTAGAACATAGAACTTGTTTTACTAATTATTTTTCAAATGATTTTAAAGATAAGTATTATGCAATGTCTAATGATATTGATTTTGAAATAAATTGGTTAGAAGATGAAGAAGTTAAACCAATTGAAAGTAAAGATATAAAAGTTAATGTTGATAGATTACAAAAACTTGGAATTATAAAAGAGGGGGCATAATGAAAAAAATAGCATACTACACTTTAGGTTTTATTTTTTCAGCTTTTTGTTTAACTGCAATCATGTTAGGTTGCTTACACGTTTGGAGTATATAATGAGAATACCAACTAACTCAAACTTTACTAAAGAGATGTCTAAAAGACTACAGAGAATAATTAACCCTCAAACTACATTAGAGGAGTTACAGAATTTACAGGAAGAAGTTAATATGATTAATCCTGTAGATACTTATTTGCAAAAGCAAGTAAGTCATTTGGAGAAAAACAATGAACCCAAAACAAATGTTCAAGGTTCAAGAACAACTAGACAAGAAGAAACAAATGGAGAAAGATTTGTTACAAAAGGTTGTTAAAGAACAAGGAACAGCAGAAGAATTTGGCTTTTAGATTACATTTCTTAAAGTATCATCAGCCAATTTTATAGAGAGTAAAAAAAAGGAAAACGATATGAAAAAAACAATACTTTTATGTGGGCTACTTGCCACCCTATTACAAGGATGTGCCTATAAACCCATCATTGATAGTAATGGGAGATCAGGAACTTTTAATAATTCTACAGCAGAGAATATAACTAACGATATTATTTTATGTCAGGAACTTGCTAAAGAAAATACTAATCAATTAGTAGAGTCTTATAAGGTAGTGCATAATTGGTATCTAAGACCAGGTGTTTTATGGCTTATGCCTAAAGCTGAATATACAAACAACAAACTTGTAAGGAACTGTCTTAAAGGCAGAGGCCACAACGTTATTAACTAGGAGAAAACAATGCACAAAAGAACAAACACAACAATAGAAGAAGTAAATCAATCAATCCAAGAACTAACTTTACAATGGAATGTTAGTGAGCAAGACAATCTTAAAATAGCAACTTGTTTAATAGGATTGCAACTTAGAAAACTTAGATTGATGAGAGGTAAAACCCAATCAAGAATCGCTAAAGCTGTAAATGTAACATTTCAACAAATTCAAAAATACGAAAGAGGCCAAAATGCGATCAGTTTAAATATAGCTAAAAAATTATGCGAATATTTAGATGTATCTATTGACTATTTCATTAAACCAATGGAAGATAAGAACTTAACATTTTTAAAAAGGAGAGAAGCTAATGTATATCCGTTCAAAAAAAGATTTGTGGAAAACCAAGCGAATCAAAGCCATGAATAGAATAATAAGTATAAGTAAAGCTAAGAAAGAAACTACAGAACTCTATTTGCCAGAATATAATAGAGTATGTGTTTCTAACGCAGAAAATAAACAACAATATAAGGGAGAGAATAATGACCAAACAATTTATAGAAAATAAATTAGGTAATAAAATTAATTATGACCCTAATGGTAAAAGATATAGGTACTATGTAGATAATGAACCTAAATCAAGTGTAACTACTGTTATTAATAAAAGAACAAGACCTGATTTACAAAATTGGTATAAAAAAAATAGAGATGATTCTATTAAAGAAATCATGCTAGAAGATAATCAACCATTAGATAAGATTAATGCTTTTATTGAAAAGGTAAAAGACAAAGGCAGAAAAAAAAGAATCTTTTGGTAGAGATATAGGAAGTCAATTACATGATTGGATTGATATATATTTTAAAAGTAAAAAAGAACCTGTATTACCAGAATCAGAACCATTAAGAACTATGGCTCAAAAATGGTTAAAGTTTTGGAAAGCACAAAAGTTCAAAGTAGTTGCTAGTGAATTACCTTTGTATAGTTCTAAATTTGATTGTTGTGGAACTAATGATGTAATTGTAACTAAAGACTCTTGGAATGGTCAAAATGCAGTTTTAGATTGGAAAACAAGTAAAGATTATAGTTTTGACCAAGCTATCCAAGTTGAAATGTATAGACGATTTATAGAAGAAACAACCGACTTTAAAATACAAAAACTCGCTGTGGTAAATATACCAAAAGAACCTCAAAAAGAAGTTTCTATGTATATTATTAAAATAGATGAGAAATATTTTAAAGGCTTTAAAGCAATGAAATATATAGACAAGCTAGAAAGCGAATTTAATGCAGACTTAAAACAATGGAAAAAGGAGAACAAAAAAAATGCAAAATAATAAGTACCAAATGCCTTTCTGTGGATTATCATTAAAATTATATGAGACAGGAAACAAAGCACCTAAAATGGAATATAGTGCTTCATCAACAAAAGCTAAATTTTTATGCAGTTTAACTAAACAGCTATATGGATTAGAGCAAGTTATAGATTGGTGTAATACACCACAAGTTCAAGCATATTTTAAAGCTGGTTATAGTCTTAAATGGGGTAGTAAAATCCAACAGGCTAAAGAAACTAAATATGGTGCAGATACAGAACAAGTAGTAACTTGTTATATGGTTAAACCACCTCAACAATCTAATGTAGATGGATTTAAAAGTGTTGGTCCAAGCTATGCCTAGATATACTGAGCAACAAATGACTCAGGCTCAACCATCAGCACCAGATCATGCTATGCCTGTTGAGAAGATGTCAGATATGGACGATGAGATTCCATTTTAATGTCTGAATTATCTAAAACTCAAGACAAACTTATTAGCGATTTCTATAACTTAAAAAAAGATTTCGCTATTAAGTTAGAGGAAATACAGGCTTTGTATTTAGAAGTTAAACAACAAAGAAATTTAGCTGAAAAATATGAACTAGAAAACAAACATTTAAAACAACAAATAAAACAATTAGAACAAGAAGCAGAGGAGATGTTATTATACCCATGATTATATTTGGAAAAAGCAAAAGAGATTGGCAAGTATTAGAACTTCATTACAGACGAGAATGGATTTGCTTTGTAGTAGGATTTTTGCTAGGAGTTATATTGATATGAATTTAAGCGATCAATTATATAAAAAATTAGAAGATGCCTCTAATGAGTGGGCTGAGTGGCAAAAGAAAACTATTATATTAGAGGAGGGTAAAAAAAGTATGTACTCTAAATGTTTTCTTAAACACAAAGAATTTGTAAAAACAGTAGTAGAGGCTGAACACCTAGCTAGGCAAGATGAAGATTACAAAGTTGTTGTAGAACAATATGCGGTAGCTGAGGAAGAATTAATAAAAGCTAAATATAGATATAATAATATTGATAGATATGTCAGCTTAAAACAATCAGAGTTAAAAAGAGATTTAGCTTTGAACAATAAGGTTTAATGGATTCTACTAACGATATATTGATTTGCTCCCCATATATGAGTTTAGTGGATAGAGTGGTCAGCGAGAGTTGGCCACTTGTTAAAAAGAATTTTGGGAAGAATAACGATAGTTTATATAAACGGCTATCACTTTGAATTGACCCAAAATAACTATGGGGTGGTTTTTATTTCTCTCTCTTTAACCACCCCTAGTTTCTAGTAATATCAAAATGTTTTAAATCAGTATCTTCGTGGATTCCTGTATAAGAATATTCGTAATTAATTAAATCAACATCACTTCGTTTTTTAATTTCTTCGACCATATCATTAACTTTAGTGAAGTATGGAAAAGTATCTATGAATCTAAAATTAACATAAGAACCATAAGGATTGTTATTGGTTTCTAATTGTAGTTCTAGGTCTGTTATAACGAAATCAACTTTTACTTTGTCCATTCGGACACTATACTATTTCTTACGCATGATGTCTGCACCTTTAAGACCATAGATTGCAGAAACTACTCCAATAAAAATAGCTTGATACCAATAAGGAAGCTGATTAAAATACTCAAAAAATAAATCTAGTTTATTACGAATTTCAACATCGTCAGAGAAGATAGACCAACCCAATATAAGAATAGGAATAGATATAAGAATAAGGACAAATTCGTCTTTGAAACCATTGTCATTACTTTCAATAACTTTTGCTTTATATTCAATTTCGCCTTTACTCATTTTCTCTGCATGAAGCATTTGAGCATCAGACAGTAATTGTTTTGTTCGTTGTTTATTTTGGTAAATCTTAGCCCCTGTCTTTACACCCAACGATAATAAATTCAACCACATTTTAACTCCTTTGCTAATTCACAATAATGAATTATTTTATCATATCTTTCTTTAGGATTCTCGCCTTTTTTATTCCTAACTGCATATTTAACTATATTGCCATCTATGAAGTCTAAATTATGCGATACAATGAGTTCTATAGGCTGTACTTTGCCTTTGTAATGGTTGCCACCTATTTGCTTATCAGTAGCACTCTCTGTGGCTCTCTGTGGCTTCTTGTGGGTCATTTAAAGTAATTTACCTATCCATTTGCCAGATTTATCCTTAATAAAAGGTTCTATTATTGGAAGTCCATTTTTAATAACAGAACAGCCAATTAAAGGTCTAGCTTTTTGAACTTTATTATATCTAAAGGCTAATGATTTATTATCTATCATACAACCAACTTGTAATCCATAATACAGGCCTAAACTATTGCCGTACCATCTACAACCCATTGAACTATGATAGTGTCCCTGAACACAACTCATTCCCATGCTTTGTGCTAATTTTAATACATCAGCAGTTTTACCATGACAGAAATAAACCTTACCAAGTGGTGTATCTATTGTTAAATCATCATGCCATTTCCAGCCTTTTCCTACTTCTAAAAATTCATTATAGTTTCTTAAATATGCTTTTGGTATTCCGTGTTTTAATGCTTTTCTAAAAACTAAACTTCCGTGATTAGAGTCCATCAAATCCATTTGTGGAAATAATTTTTCTAATTCATGTATAGTAGGTAAAGATAATTTTAATTCATCTCCAGCACTAGGAAGATCAGGGTCAGAGTCGTGAAATGATAATGCGTGTTTATCTAATTCATCTCCAATATGAATTACTTTATCAAATGAATATTTTTTCTTTAACAGTTTTAAGTAAGATATTAATTCTGGTACATGGTAGGGTATGTGAGTATCGCTAATAATCAAAACTGATTTATAAATCATACAATTATGTGTTGTATATTATTTAGATAAAAAGTAAAGCACTTGGGCTAGAAATATAACAGCTACTGCACCTACGCCATATAATATTTTATTACTTAGGCTATCAAATTTGTTATCTAACTTTTGATCTATCTTTTCAATATCTTCGTGCATATGTGCAAGATGATTATTTTTAATTGTAGATATATCTTTTTTTAATCCTGTGACATGACCATACAACGATACGATATGTTCGCCTGTTGTCTTTGGTCTTTTAGTCATTAGCTTTGATCAACTTTCTCTAGAATTAATTCAAATCCAGCACTAACTGATGATGTTGCACTAGCTTTAGCAATTAATTCTAAATCTGTTTTTTCTGTAAATTTTACAGGCACGATATAATTCTTTTCTACAAATCCACCTCTTGTAGTTATAAATGCTTTTGTATTCCAAACATTACCATTGTCTATTTCTTTTGAAATAAATCTAATTTCATTTTCTAAATCTTTAGAACTACCTAAATCTATCTGCATTAAGTAAGCATTGTATTTTCTAGGGATTGTATAAACACACATTAAAGTTTGACCATAACCAGCACGGATTTGAGCAACAGTTGTAGATGATACTGTTATTGTAATTGTTCCAACATTTGCAGTTCCTGTATTTGCAGAAATCATTACTGCTCTAAATACTCTTATAAAAGATACTGTTCCAGCACTACCACCAATAGTCAAAGTTTCTTCTGCTAAATCATAATTAGAATCTAAGCCAAATATTTTAACTGTTCCTGTATTGTCATCTGAATCTGATGAAGTTGCTGTTGCTGTACCAGAAGAAGATGGGTAAGTGTATGTGTTATTCCCGTCCCATACTGTTTCAAATGCACCACTTCCTACAGCAGTATTTAAACCAAATTTATGAACACCACTAAAATTATTAATCAATCCTTTTTGGATTGCTAGACCTATTGGTAAATTTGTTAAGTGATTTAAACTCATTTCTTTTTCCTTGTCTTTCTTCTGAGGTCAATATCATGTTTTCTACTTCCTCTCAAGAATGAATTAACTCTGGCCATTGACCAACCAGCCATAGATATTTTTGGTCTTGAACCAGATGATAGCCAAGCACCTTGTCCTCTACGATAAACTTTCTTTAATTGTCCTAATGTAATATTTTTTCTGTTCTTTGCTTTTGCTCTAAGTGTAGAAATAACTTGAGCAGATAATGGTTTTCTTCTTACAGCCATTACTTAACTCTTGCTTTAAACATTGATAAAGGAATAGTAGCACCAGATTTATATAGACCTGACATTTTCTTTAATAGCTTTGATCTTGATGATCGCTTTTTACCTTTAAGACCAGATAGGTACTTCTTAGGTATTTTAGTCTTCTTATCTTTTGCTACTTTCCTTTTTTTCATTACTTCTTCTTCTTTTTAGCTTTTTTCTTTTTTCTTCATTGGTGGTCTTCCTCTTTTAGACCCATAAGTTCCTTTTCCCATTGGCATGATAAACTCCTATTAGTTAGTTAGTTTTCCACCTGACCATTTTGCTTCAGGTAATCCATTAGTATATGATTTGCCATCAAATGTTAATACTTGTTTTCTATTTGAGCCATCTTTATATGAAACATGAATCCACCCACTATTAGCTTCGCCTGTGTAATACTCTAAGATCAGTTGGTCAAAGTCACAATGGTTTTCAATCCACAAAGCTACTTCAAGATTAGATACTCCAGCTATTTCAAAATCTGTTGCGTTTCCTGTGGTGTGTTGTGATGTTTTTTTACTGCCTATTGCTTCGCATAATTCTTCTGATCTATAACCAGATGTAATTGTAACAGGCTTATCAAATTTAATTCTTACAGGCTCAAGTATTTCATAACAAAGATCGCCTAAGTTTTTTATTTCTCCAGCACCAGCTTTATTCTTAATACCTTTTCTTGTAGCAGTTTGTGATTTTTCAAACTCCTCTAATGTAAAATGTTTGGAAAGTTGCATTTAAACCCCTATGGTTTAGTTGGCCATGTAACAGCATTAACATCTTCAACAGTTGTTAAGCCATTTGTAATATCTCTTAATGCTTGTCTGTAAGTTGTCATGTCAGCAGAAAGTGTATTGTCAGATAATGCTAAGTAGTCTGTAGCTTTTAATAAACTATCTCGTCTTTGTCTTAAATCTGCCATAGCACGATCAAAAGCACCATCATTCCATGCTTGTTCTTCAGCATCTCTTTGTGCTTCTTCTTCTGCTGTAAAGGGTACTTGAACCCCATTTATGTTGTGATGTCTTGGCATAATTATTTATACTCCATTGTTAATTGTTAAGCAATACCATAAAGGCAAATATCTCCAGCATCTATGTTGCCAGAACCCATTTGAAATCTAATAGCATCAACTGAACTTTGAGTGTTTCCGTACCCAGCAACAAAAGATTGTATTCCATAATCACTTCCTAAAACATTATTTCTCATAATATAATGTTTTACAAATGTATCTGATGATGGATTAAATATTTGTAAATATCCACTTAAACATTCATCATTATTGTTTCCAATATTAGATGTACCATGAGTTTGATATGCTGTAGATTGTGCTAAATCATCTGCACCTTGATATTCTAAACCACTATCATTACCAGCTTCATTGTGATATGCTCTAAAATTAGTTGATGTTTTTGTAACATTATAAGTAGAACCACCATCTGTTGAAAAATTAAATTGAAATCTACCTAATGTTTGAGGGTGAATGTTATTAAATGTAAATAAGTATTCCTTGTAAGTATTATCTAAGTCAACTCCATCAGAGCCATCAACAAAAGATAAAGTAGCAGAAGAACTAGCTGTTAGTTTTTTAATAAATACCATACTGCCTAAACTTGATATAGAACCAAATGAAGTTGCGTTTTTTACAGCTTGATTATTTAATTTAACGATAGACATATTATGAATCCTTTATTCCATATAGTTTTATTGTTCCAGAATCTATGTTGCCTGATGACATTTAAATTGAACAGCATCAACTGCATTGTAGTATTCAATATCCAGCATAATATTGGTAAAATCTGAACTTCAGAATCTTATTATAACTTGGATATAAAATGTTTTACAAAAGTTGTGACTGATGGATTAAATAATCTAAATATCCACTACATGTTGGTCATTATCATTTCCTATTGTTTGCAATATGAAGTTGTACTTGTGCTTGAGTCATCTCCACTTTCTATAATTAAGAGTCTAGAACCACTTCACTATGATATGCTCTAAAAAATGTACTTGTTTTAGTAACACTGTAACTACTACCAGAATCTGTGCTTAAATTGAAATTCAAATTGAACATTAGCTGTAGCCGGGTGGCAGTTAATAAACTCAAAGCGATATATTGGATATGTGCTATCCAAGACTACATCATTACTTCCATCTACGAATGACAATGTAGAACTAGAACTAGCAGTTAAAGTTTTAATAGGTACTAGGCTTCCTGTTGCTAGTTGTCCAGCACTAGAGATTGTACTTATACTATTGTTGTTATACTTAACTAATGCCATATAATTTTATTACTCCACTATCTATGTTGCCTGATGACATCTTGAACTGAACGCCATCAATAGCTGATGTTGTGTTGCAGTACCCCGCAACAAAAGTTCTATGTGCCGAATCATTTAAAAAAGATTGATTAGATTCCAGCATAAAGTGTTTTACAAATGTAGTAGAACTTGGATTAAATAATTTTAAATATCCAGCATGACAATGGTCATTTCTATTTCCTGTATCTTCTGTTAATGGGTTGAAAAGCTGTACTTTGTGCTAAATCTTGTGCTGTTCTGTATCTTAAACCATCACTACTACCCTGCCTCACTATGATCTGCGTTAAAAAAAGTTGTTGTTTTTGTAGCATCATAGTCTGTTCCACATCTCTGAAATTAACTAAAAATTGTGCACCATATCTACAGGGTGGCAGTTAATAAATTTAAAAACATAAGAATCATAAGTGCTATCAATACCAGATGTAAAAGATATATTAGCTGAACTACTTGCAGTTTGCTTCTGAGATTAAAGTCATACCACCACCAGAAATAGATGCTGGTAATGATGTTATTGCTGAGAGTGAATTATTGGAAGCAAAGTTAAGAGCCATTTAAACTCCTATCAATGCTTTTACTTCTTCTTCGCTTAATCCAAGATCAATAAGTTTTTGTTTGCCAGATGCTTTTTTAGTTTCTGCGTTTGCTTCAGCATCTTTTAATTCTTGTATCTTTGCATTTATAATTTGTTGTTTAACTTCATCTGTATTATCAAATGTACCATCTGACTTTTTTACCATATCAGCAAAAACATTATCTGATACTTGTTCCCAATTATCTACAGGCTCATAAGATATTTGTTTAACAATATTATTTTCTATTAATGCGTATTTCATATTATGCTACCTTCCATATTTGTACATCAGTATAAACTTCAGTAACACCAAAATTTGAAGCAACGCCAAATCCAGTACCACTTGTTGAACTTTCACATCTTTGTTGTATTTCAAATGTTTTTGATGAAGCTATTGTGAATCTTCCTGTAATAAAATTTGTTCCTTGTTGGTCATCAGCTGAACTACCAAAATCAGTTGTGCCTATTATAGCATCTGAACTATCAGATGTATTTCTTAATTTTGCTTTTGATCTACCTGAATTATGAAAAGGTAGAGTTGCAGTTATAAAATATGTTCCACTAGGTAAAGTAATTTGATTTGACGATAAACTTGCACTAGTAATTTCATTTGTTACTGATGTATTTAAATCTCTAGTTTGAAAAGAACCAGAACTAAAAGTACCACCATTAGTTCCAGCAGATTTTTCATCTCTAACATGAAGTAATTGGCTTTCAAATTTTCCACCAGCTTCTGCAAAAGTATTATCTCCTCTTAAAAAGGTTGTAGCATCTTTAGTTCCTGTTGCTGTTAGTTTAGCAAGTGAAACTGTATTATCAGAGGGTACGCCTAAGTCTAAAACATCTCCAAGTATTTGAATGAAGTCAATCACATCTCCTGTAACTAAATTTGATGCAAAGGTAATTGTAGAACCCGAAACTGTGAATGAAGAATTTGGTGCTTGTAAAATTCCATTCAAACTGACTAGCATATGATTAGCAGATTGAGGAGTTGCATTTACTCCACTTACTTGCATAGTATAACTAGCTTGTCCATTTACTACTGATATAGCATCACAAACTTGAAAGTTTCCTATTGTGGGTGCTGTTCCTATATAACTCATTAATTATTCCTTTGGATATTTAGTTTTAATTGTTTGTCTTAAAGTTTGTAAATTTTCTAATGTTTCTCCACCATCTAATAAAGCATGAATACAATCGTCTATTTTTGGATATTCTGATTGTCTATTTCTTTTCCATTCTTCAGCATCATACTCAGCTTGTAGTTCATTCATCTTAGCTTCTATGTCAGCTTTAGGAATAGGTGTTGTTCCATTTAACCAAGTAATTTGATTAATGTCATCTGCATTAACAGATACTTCTGCATTAGGATTTATTTTAAGTATTGCTTTTATAATCATCCTGCTATCTCCATTAAAGTTATTGATGATATTCCTCTTGGTGTATAATTAGCATCTGTATCTCTATCACCTCTGTTTAAATAAAGATTTTGTGTGCTACCAGAACCATTAAATAAATTAATACCATACGTTATAGATGAGGTACTTGACGGAGTATCAAGAAACGTCATTGATAAATTTTCTACTTGATAAGTAGAACTAAAATTATTTCCTGTTGTTATTCTTGTTCTACTTCCATCTGCATCTCCTCTTGCAATAGCTGTAGCATCTCTTTTCAATAAAAATCCCATAGAATCTCCTATGCTATTTGTGTCATATCCAACAGTTAAAGTAACTATTACTAACACTTTATTTGAAGTAGAAGCTGGTGTAATAGATGGTTGTAATCCTGTTACTAAAGTAGAAGATAAAGAATTTCCTGAAACACTCTCACTATATGCATCTGTTTTTGATACTTGAACAACTTGCAAAACCTTACCACCTACACCTGCTAGGTAAAGTAACTGTGTTTGATGATAAATCTAAAGTTGATGTAAGTTTAGCAACAGAAAATACTGCCATCTGTAATATCGTTTGCAGTAAGTGGAACATTAGTTGGTTTTGCACCTATAAAAGCCATTTAACTAACTCCTATGTTATTTCCATTATTGATAATGTAGAATCTATCTTTGCAGAAACAGAACAATCAATTTTTAAAATATCTGTTGTTTGTAGAACAACTTTTCCACCAGATAATAATTCTAAAGAACTTCCAGCTGGTATGCTTACATTTTCTGCAAGTTTAACTGTTTCGTTTGTTTCTGTGTCAGAAGTATCTGAAACTAATTGAACATCTACTGTTACAGCAGTTGTGTGAATGTTGCAAAGTATTAAGCCAAGAACTACAGAGGTTGTTGAACTTGGAACTGTGTAAAGTGTGTCAGGAGTTCCTGAAGAACTCGGCATAGCACCATTTGTTTTTACTTTAAATGTATTAGCCATATCTTTATCCTAGTGCGATTGCTAGAGCAACAGCCTGAGGGTCTGCCTCTAAACTTGTTACTTCTGTTGTTGTTAAGTTTGCGTCATTTGTACTCGTATTTATGTAAAAAGGCAAGTTAATCCATGCACTCCCATCATAAATTTTTGGTTGCCAAGCAGTTGCAGTTGTCGTGTCAATCCAAATCATTCCTGATTGTGGAGAACTAGGTGCTGAACTTCCTGAGTTTTGACTACCTAATGAAACTAAAGCATTATTTAAGTCTGCTCTGAAATTTGGAAAAGATTGGTTTGCTATGTTTAAATCGTGTTGTGCCATAATTTCTTATACTCCTTTTAAAAGCCTTTTGCAATAAAATCAAATGTTCTTGATACATTTGTTCCACCTGAATTTTTAAACAAAATATCAAAACCATTAATAGTTTTGTTGGATACAGTAAAGAAATCGCCTGTGGCCATATCTTCGCCTGTAATCCCTAAAGCATAATTAACAGTTTTATATGGATTTGTAAATGTTACAGTTTTAGTTCCAGCACCAGATACAATATCATTACCACTAAATATTCTATCTTGCATATCTATTGAAACTGATACTGCTGATACAACAGGAGTAGATGCTAAATCTCTTGAAATTAAAACAACTCTAAATTTAAAATATCTAGCTGTGTAATCTCCAATAACAAATGATCTAAAAGAAGTATAAGTTACATTGTCATCTGATGTTGCTATTTCTAAGTGTGCATTTGCATTAGCTGGTGTATCTCCATCAAAGTTAGAATTTGTGCTATCAAATAATCCTATTCTATTATCAAACAAGTCATCAGGATTGTCAGAAGATTGAGATAAACTTGCAGTAATTCTAGCAGTATGTTTAGCACCTATATCAATAACATCTGAAAATTCATAATTACCACTAGCAAAGAAGTCTGCATTTGCTACACCTGAATCAAAAAATCTACTAGCTTCTGTATCGAAATCTCCACTTGCAGAATCAAATAATTCAGAAGAATCTAATCTTAATGTGCTATCAGTTTTAATTACATTTGTTTTAGTACCATCAAAGTCAGGGTGTTCTGATTGATTTGCAATAGCATTAAAATTAGTAATACCTACAACATTAGAAATAATTGCAGTTGCATTAGAACTAAAGTTTCCTAATTTATCTACAGCTTTAATTAAGTAAGTACCCTGTCTAGCTGGTACAGATATTGAAGTTGCTGGTCGTGATATTTTTTCTACTAATGCTACTGAATCTGCCCAAGTTCCTGTACCATCTGTTTTATCGCTAAATCTTAATTGATAGTATGCTAAATCTAAATCTCCAATTTGTGTCCAACCCAAGTGTGCTTCTTGTCCTACAATATTGCATGAGAAATCTTGGACATCTTCTGGTGGTTCTACTGCACCAATAATAGTTCTTTGTGCAGATGTATAAGTTGAACTAACACCAAAACTATTTACAGCTTTAACTCTTACATCATAGACACTTTGGTCAATTACATTTAAAACTCTGTGATTTAATCCTGAGCCTTGTGCATAAATAATAAAATCTGAATCTGTGCTTAATTTATATTCTACTTGGTAATAATCAATAAAGCTATCAGGAGAAGCACCTATAGATACATCTAAAGCTACAATTACAGTTCCATCATTATATTCAATTAAGGTATCATCTAAGGTTACACTTGCTGGTGGTTGAATAGTAAATGGATTTGGTAAGATTAGTAGCTGGTACTGTTGTTGCTTGTGTTTTTGTAGCCCAAGTATAATGACTAGCCTGATATTCAACAAGTGATAAACCAACAGTTAAATCTCTGATTAAAAGTAATTCCAATCACTCTAAAAGGTTTAGCAGAAAAGCCAATAGAACTATGTGTAATATTAACTATATCTCCTATCGGCTAAATCATAACCATTAAAATCAACATTAATACCTAAAGATAATGCTTCTCTACTTCTTCTAAGTATTACCTCTGCCATTTCTTCTGCTTGATATTGTGAAGTTATTGTTGTGAAGTTAAATCTACCCTCTAATAAAAAACCACCATCATCAGCTTTCATTGTTGCGTGTTGATCTGCACTTGGTAATCCTGAATCATCAATAGGTGGAAACTGTACTTCATCAACTTGGAAATTACGATCTGGGTTCACAAATCCAACTATAACTCTATTGTATCTATCATTCTTTGTTGGAGTAGATAATGAGTAACCACCAATAATATTATCTTCTGTTAAAGTGATTGATGCACTTCCTGTTGTTTCAATAATCAAATTATACTTACCAGCATTATAAGGTAAGTAACCTCTACAACCTTTTAAAAACTCTCTAACATTATCTATGATTGGTTTTGAAGTATCTAATGCAGTATTAATATCAAAAATATTTATATCACTACCACCTGAATATGGTGTTACTTGTGTGACGCAAACTTGTGAAGCATCATAAAAAGATTGTAAATCTATTTCACTTATTGCTAATCCTTTTCCATATCTTGCATTAGTTAAATAGTCTAACAAACACCAAGCTGGATTAGTTGAGTATGCTGAAGTTTGTGCAACTAAACTTGAATTATAAGCTACAACTTTCTTACCTTGTATTTTAGCTTGTACTTTTGGAATCCCTGTAAATGCGTCTTGATTCCATTTAAACCTAACTGCTAAATAACATAAACCAGATAATTTATGATTACTTCCCCAAGATGATAATGTAGATAATAAAGATGATGCTGATTGACCATCAGTTCCATAATGAGGCTCTACTCTAATTAAACTTTCTGCACTTGAACCCTCAACATTTGGGTCAGCTTTATAAAAATTAGCATCTCCACTATCTACTTCAACTGCTGTACCATCTGAAAAACTAGATGCAAATGTAACTACTTTATCATCTACTCTTATTTCTTCTATATCGTTAATCTCTCCCTCTGCCATAACGATAGCCATATACAAGTAAGTGTTATCTGTGCCAGAAGTTTCCATGAATACTCTAGTTCCACCCGTAAGTCTTTCTCCATAAATTACAGGAATATTAGAGTCATTAGATTGTTTATTAAGTAATATACCTTTTTCAAAATCATCAAATTCGTTTGTTCCAAAGTCAGGAATCTCAGGTTCTTTTGGTCTTAATGCCCAACTTAAAAATAAAGATATACCTAAAGATACTAAAGGGTTTCCCCCTGTAAAAACTTTAGCAACGCTACTAACAACGCTAACAACTGATTTAACTATACCACCCATTATATATCCTTAACTACCATTCTTTTAATTTGATTATCTTCTACTCTTAACCAAGTAAAATTATCTTTAATGCCTTTAAATTTGTTGGCCATATTAACACACCATTTAAAAATTTTTCTAACATTCTTGATAGCAATAAATTCTACAAATACTAAATTACTTCCTGAGTTCCATTCTTTATAATTTATTTTAGCTGTTTGCTTAAAATGATTAAAAGCATAATCAGATAAATAAGCCCAATTAGTAAAACCAACTAATTTATCATTATGATAATGTTTTTTATATTGATTTAAAAAAATACTTGGCTTGATGTGATGTTGTAAATCAAGATCGTGTAGATTATCATATTTAGGATAGTTTCTATATAGTGAGATAATATCTTGCATTACTCTCTACCCCATTTAATATCTTGTACTGTTTGAGAACTAAAATCCATGCCAACATCTGTACTAAAGAATCTTTGCTGTGATGTATTGTTTGTTTTACGACCATTCTTTTTATTAAAGTCTGCCCAATGAGATACGATAGATAATGATAGTGTGCTTGATTTTGGTTGCTCTTGTATTTCAAAGTTTTCTATACTTCCTTTATAAAGTAAAAAAGGGTCAGCAAATATAGTATTATCATCATCTAATAATCCTCTAAATATTGTTACAGTATCGTTAATAACATTTTCGTTTAAAACAGTTGAAATAAAGGTTTGATCTGCACCTGATAAAGTTAGTGTAATACTAGATTTACTTACATCTGTTTGTTCTGAAAAGTCAGATATACCTAATAAATGATCTGATGCTAAGTAAGTAACTGATGAGCCTGATACTGATGATGTTAAAGGAAAAGAGCAATCAGTGAAATTAACAGGAGTAGAGAAACCAATAGTGATAAGGTGTATTGGTCGTATATCATTTGTTGCTATTTCGTTCTTTACTGCTGTTGTTAGGCTTCTCGTCATATTGTTCGTAAGTTGTTTGAGTTACACTTTCTGTACCTTTTAACATAGTATATTCAAATTTGCTATTAGGTTTCTTGTATTCTTTAAGATCGTTAATACTAGCATCTATTTGATCTTCATTGACAATAATTTCAGCAATAAAGTCGGCAGTTATCTTATGGGTTATTTTATATTTTTTCACTATAGAGATTCTTCTACATCAAATTCAAATTGATACAACAAAGCACCATCTTTAGCAGTTCCAACTACACCAAACTCTTGAATATCATTTGTTAAATGTACTGTAAATGGAACATTATCATAAGTTACTATAGAATCATCTGCTACTGTTTGTAATAAAGGTGGCTCAATAGTTACTGTTGAAGCATTACTAGAAGCCTGAACATCTGCTACAATCATATATACTTTTGAATGACTAGCAAACTTAATAAAATCTCCTGACTTAAATGCGTGTGGGTTGTCATTGTGATGATTGTCCATAGCAATCGTTGTATCTCCTACTGCGTGAACACCATTAACTCTTACTGTATTTGTTTCATTACCTCTAGCATCTTCTACTTCTGGTGGGATTATTGTAAAGTTTTCTTTGCCTGATCTTTGTTTAACTATAAAAGCCATTAACTCTCCATATACATCTGATCTAGTTCCTGTGATAATTCTAACTGTAAAAGCCCATCTTTGATTATCTATTTGTCTAGCAAGTTTCTTACCAGATACAGTTTTTGAAATAATAGTATTTTGAATAGACCTTATTCCTAAAGATTCAAACTTTGCAGAAGATATTGGGAAAGCACCTGACATTAGATTAAATTTTTACTCCCTCTTTCATTAACTGCATTATTAATTAATTGTGTAATAGTTCCTCTTGATCTTACAAGTAATTCTTCAAAGCCAGAAGCATCTACTGTGTTGATATTAAAATTAACTGTGGTTGCACCACCATTTCCTGTGCCTCTTGCTGATTGTGTAATTTGGCCTGATGAATTAGGTATAAATAATTCTGCACCTTGCTCTCCAACAACAATTGGTTTTCCTTTTGATACAGCACCACCATTAGCAAAGAATGGTATTCCACCACCACTTCCACCCGTGAACAAACTTAATACAGCTTGTCTTTTCATTTCAGTTGTTTGTGATCTTAACTCATTTGTAATTTTTTGTTCAGAAGTTACTTGTTCTTTTTTAAGTGCATTTCTAATTGTTTCTTGAATAACTATTTGTATTGTAAAGGCTACCATATCTACTAATAGTTTTTGTGCTATTTCTTTAAATGTCATATTAAGTTTTTTACCAAGCACTAAAGATTCTGCAAGTCCTCTTGAAAATGCTTTTATTCCACTACTAGCCATTTTTCCTATTGTAGTATTTATAGATTCAAAATCTTTTTTAAATGCTTCTAATATATTTTCTTTAATCTTTTCTAGACTTATTCCAGCTTTTTCTGTTTCTTTTGTAAAGTTAGTTGCACTTTTCATTAATTCGTCCATAGACTTTTTAGATGCAATTATATTTTCATCAATAAGTTCAATAAACTTATTAGCTTTTTTAAACATACCACCCATACTCTCATCATCTTTTGCACCAAATATTTTGTTAGTAAGTTCATCTAAGTCTAATCCCATTTTTTTAATTAATGCTAAAATACCAACTACTGCAATTTTTCCACCTCTACCTAACATTAAGAATCCAAGAATACCTAACTCTCTCATACCAGCTGGAAGTGATCTAACTACTTCTATTAATCCAGCTAATCCATTATTAATTATTCTAAATAAAGGTGCTACTAAATCCATTAATCCAGCCATACCTAAAATAAATTGTTTTATAAAATTAACCATGCCTTGACCAACAGCACTTGAAAATCTACTTAATGCCTGAGAATTTTCTTCTATCATTCTATTTATAACTACAAGAGCATTTTTTATAAAATCAAAAAAACCAGCTTCGTTTGTTTCTAATTTAAACTTAAAGAGTTTATCTCCAAGCATTGATAATGTTCCTGTAAAAGTTGTTGCCAATACTTCTGTTGCTTTAGAAAATCTACCATTCTCTCCAAACAATTCTTCAAATCTTTGTATTGTTTCTTCTGTAGTAACATTCATTCCAGCTTTGAATCCTAACAATGCTCTTACACCTCTTTCTCTAAATAAATCTGCACTACCAATACCTGATGAGAATGATCTTTGTATTTGTTCTGCTGTTGTTCTAAAATCTAATCCTGTAACAGATGCAACATTTCCTGTTATCTTTAATATTCTTTGTAAATCTTCTGCGTCTTTTGAAACAACTGCAAGGTTTCCTGATGCTGATGATATTTCTTCTAGTGAAAAAGGTACTTTACCAGCAAAGTCTATTAAGCCTTTAAATGCTTTTTGACCCTCTCTTACATTACCAAATAAAAAATTAAATCTAATACCAAGATTTTCTACTTCACTTCCTACTTTTAAAATTGATCTTACTACAAGTCCACCACCAATACCTACTAAAGCTGATTGAACAGAAAATATAGATGCCTTTAAATTTGTAAGTCCAGCACGAACACTATTAAATGCTTGTTTTGTTTTATCTCTTGCTAATACATTTAATACTAAATTTTGTGCCATTATCTGTGCCTTGTTTTATTCATAGCTTGTTGTTGTTCTTCTTGTTCTAATAGAAGATAACCAAGCCAATGATTATACTCCCATTCTTCCATTTGTAAAACTTCTTGTAAGGATATTTTTAACCTATCAGCTAGAATAAAACAATTCTTTAATTGATGATCGGATTTTAGTTTTTTTTTACTGTTTCAGGATTGATAGCTTTTACCATTTCAGAAGCTATCCTAGAAAGTACATCAGAATCTACTTTGTGCATTAAAGCAAGTTTATCTTCTAATGTAAAAAGTTTATTACCCTCTTTATCTAGTGCTTTCATAACTAGAATATCAGCAAGGATACTTACATCATTAAGGTTATCTGACTTTTTAAAAAGTTTATTTTTTTCAGAAAGAGTTATTGGATTCCAATATATTACACTTGGATTACCAGCTTCGTCTTTCCATTCTTCTACTTCAAGCTGTTGAACACCTAAAGACTCAAAATGAGATTTCGCAGAATCTATTAACTTCATAAAGTCTTATTAGACAGTACCTATAGTTAATGCCCCTGTACCTTGAAAAGTAACTGTTCTTGATACTACTGCGTCCATTGAGTTATTAACTGACATTCCTGTAACAATTCCTGTACCAGCAAAACTTCTGTCGCCACTTGCATTACCCTCAGGTAATAAAATAAAAGCGATTGAAGAACCAGCAGTTAAACTTGTTTGTGGGCTATCTGTTTCGTCAAAGTGCATTTCTAATGAACCAGAGAATGAAGTTCTGCCAGCTAAAAACGATTTTGTAGCATCTGTTAAAGCTGTATCTTCTACAACATCTCCTGTAGTTTCAAGTGTGAATGATGTTAGTTCCCCAACAGCAGTTCCACCAGCAGTAACTACGCCTTCTTTTCCGTGATGTGTTGCCATTTTTTGTCCTTGTTTGATTTAGTTTGTTTAGTTTCTTTTTCTTGCTTATAGCCTAAAGTTAAAAAATGTTCAAGATTAGATTCATTAATAACTATTTCTGAATTACCTTTATATAATTTAATATCCTTAGCCATAAGTCCTTTTACAGTTTATCATCTTCTTCGTCAATATCTTCTTCATCTTCTTCAAAATCTTCTTCTAAGTCATCTGATACATCTTCTTCTTCCCAAGTACCATCTTCATCTTCTAAAGAGTTTTCTCTAATTTCTTCTACTAAGTCTTTTACTTCCTCGCAAAGCATAGACTCTTTATCGTGTAACTTTTCTATTTGATCTATTTTCTTAGATATTTTATCTAATAGTTTTTCGTTTTTCATAATTTATCCTATGGTGTTCCAGCTTGATATTCGTACATACACCTAATTGTCATTCTTATTCCACCAACAGGAAATAAAGAACCCTCGTCAGTTTCTACTTGTATAACTTCTGAATCAAGTGCGTTACCATTTCGAGTAATATCAGTTTCTATTGCAGTTTCAATAGCTGTAATTAATTCATTTCTTTTAGTATCTATATTGGCCTCTGCACCTTTAACAAATCCTAGTATTACAAAATCAATAGTACCATGCCTAGTTTTAGCACCACTTCCTAATTCAGAGTCATCTCTATTTTCTTCTGATGTTTGAACTATTACTGCTGGATATTGTTTATCTGATAATTCGTCTAATAAAAAAGGTTGCCTAGTTGCTTTTATAATATCTGGGCTAGATATAGCAGATATAACTGACAATAAATTAGATGCTATGTTTTCTCTTACACTCATATTCTTGATTTCCTTAATTCTTTTTCTACAAATCTATTAAACTGCTTACTTATAATCTTTTCTGTTCTATTGTTAAAGCCAAAAAATTCTCTTTTTGGGTCATTCAATACTTGATTAAATAATGCTCTCTGACGCATCTGTGAATTTGTAAAATTTACTGAAACTTTATGCTTTCCTGTTTTTTTTACTGAACCTGATGGAGTTAAACTACCTAACATTCGACCAGAATAAAATAAATCTACATTTGTTGATTTACCCTCTCTGTTTAATTTTTTTAAATAACCTGATGAATAAGGTGCAAAGGGTCTATCATTAAAATCAATACCTTTTTGTGTTTTAGTTCTTATTCTATCTACTAATTGGAATCCAGCTTGTTTAACACCTTTATCAATAACTCTTGATAATAAGGATTGAAATTTTTTATATTTTTGAGATACTTGTTTTTGATTAGATGTAATCTTTAATGTTACAGCCATTATCTAGTCAATCTTCTAAATCCATGTAAAGGCTTCTCTCTCATTAGATACAATAGTTCCAGCTGCATCTACATCATATTCTACACCATCTTCTAATATCATTCTCCATTCGATATTGTATTGGCTCATGTAATATTCTTGCATTCTTTCAAATCTATCTTTTTCTGTTTCTGGTCTAAATTTAGTTAATGCTGGTAAATAGAATCTTCCAAGAAATAGATAAACACCAGCCCGTTCAAACTGATCTAAATTAACTTTTGTATTAACCATCTCAGCAGTATTAAGAACTGTAATATCTGTAAATATATTTGTTTTATATACAGGCCACCATTCTATTCTTAACTGTCTAAAAATATCATTAGTAGTTTGTGCTAGAAAATTAGTTGTTTCTGTAGCAGTTGTAGATATACCAAAATCAAACGCATCAGGTTGATATTTTAAAACATCTGATGTGGTAATAACATCTGCACCTGTATAATTAGCCATAATTTACTTCCAAATTAAATAAGCAATTATTAAGACTAGAGGAATAGAATACATTGGGTTATTAATGCTTTTTCTCCAAACCCATTTTGACCATTTTCTAGTTTGTTTCCAAATCCACTTGTTCATCTTTTTTCTTCCTTGTTTTTCGTTTCTTTTTTAAAGGTACTACATTTTCTGCAACAACTTCTTTAACTTCTTTTACAACATCTTGTTCTAGTTTAAAACCTCTAAAATCATACATACCTTTATTAGTTTGATAATCTAATTCACTTCTAGTGATTGTTTTGTTACCTCTTTTAAGAGTAACCATCTTCTCATTTGATAATACTAATTTAACCATTTTATTCTCCTATGTTAGTTGCGAGGGCAGTTTCCCACCCTCACAAAGTATCCAATTATTATTGGATTGATGAATCGAAAGTGTAACTCAACACCATATGAATCATGGATTTCTCCAACACCATATACTGAAGTAGCAACAATCTCGTCTGCTCTAAGAGAAGCATCTCTTTGAGTTTCGATTTTAACATCTTCCATCATAGCGATTGCTAGTGCATCTCTGTGGAACGCACCACCTTTGTAATCTCCAGCATTACCTGTATTAGCAATGTTTGAAGTTTCAAAGACAGGCATACCAGCTAATCTACCAACAAAACCTGATCTTAATGCTTCGTTTGATAAGTCATTTGCATTTGCGTTTGCAAAAGTATTAGTCAAACCAGCTTTTAAGTCATAAGCGATTTTAGGGTGTAGAACAACTGCACAATCGTCAATGTTAAGAGCATTTTCTCTTAAAGTTGAAAGTGCTTGGAAGATTGAAGCAGAAGAAATAGCCCCTGTTCCATCTCCTAATGCACTTGAAAAGCCATCAAACAATGCAGTTAAATCTGCGTCTTGTTTTCTTGCTAGTGCTTCTCCAAACAATTTACCAATATCTCCAGCAACATTTCTTGGTGCTGAATTTCTTGCTAAGTCTGTTAGAGTAGTCATAACACCAACCTCAGATGCAGTAATAGTTACTGAACTAGGGTTGATTGCTGTGTTAGATAAGTCAGTTGCTTCTGCTACTGCTGATGCTGATACATTTGCATAAACAGGAACTTCAACTGCTTTTCCACCACCTGTGATCGCATAGTTTTTAACTAAGTTTCTCATGATGGATTTTTCAGAAGCTACGAATTGTGCTTCTGCTACTATCTCTGTGTATAGTTCCGATAGCGTAGAACTTGTGCTTTCGTTTGCCATTTTATTATCCTATTAAGGTTATTTTGTTAAATTAATCTCAACAGCACCTGAATCTCGTTTCTTCCTATATTCTGCATAGGCTTTACGATCTTCTGGCTTTGTTAAGTCCAAGTCCTGTAGGTTAAAAGGTTTAACAGTTTTACCACCAATAGCACTCTGGCTTCCTGAACCAGACAACGACCCTTGACGGAAATGTGGGTTGCTATCTAAGAACTCCTTAACTCGATCTTCAATTGTAAGTAGTTCTCCTTGTGCGTTATATCGTACATTAGAATTATTATCAACTACTTCTATTCTACCATCATCATTGTACTTAACTTCGTTTTTTAACAAAGCTACAACTTGTTGTGCATTGATAGATTTTTCTTTGTTAGCAATAGAAAGTATTGAATTATCTACTTTTTCTTTTTTGATTTGATCTTTAACTTTTGCAAGTTCTTGTTCTTTTTCAGATAATCTTTCTTGCATAATCTTTTCAAGATCAGATTTAGTTTTTGCTTCTTTTAACTGTTCTTGTTTTAAGATTTCTTGTTTTTGCTTTTCTTCTTCTTGAAGTTTTTTCTCATACTTATTTTTTTCTGCTTCAAGTCTTGTTTTGATTATGTTGTCTAATTGTTCTTGGGTAAAAGTATTTTGTTTTGTTTCTTCTACTTTTACTTCTTCTTTTGGTGTTTCAGTTGCAACTTCTGGTGCAACATTTGTTTGTTCTTCGGACATTGTTTTCTCCTAGTTATATTATTAGTTCGCCTTTGCTGTCATACCAATCAGGATTGACATAAGACCATTGATGACGACAATTATAACCACCTCGAACAATTAAAGGGTTTCCAGATTTTTTACCTTTCCAACTTCTACTTGTCCAAAGTGCATTGACTTCATCAACTGTGAAAAGTCCACTTTTCCTCTTGTTATATACTCCATTAATTATATTTCTGCAATGATCTCTAGTGGTAGGTATTACATCTCCATAATATTTTACAAAAGTTAAACCAGCGTCTTGAGATTTATTAAAGTTAAGGGTTGCATCAAAATCTCTTAGTGAATCATTAAGTATTTGACCAGCATATCTTTTCATGTTTTCTCCAGCCCTATCTCTAGCAAATTTAGATTGTAATGTTTGAACTGACTTATCAACTTCTGATTG